GCCTCGCGCTTAAACCATTCGTTACCCTCGGGCTGTGGCCAGGCGTCGACCACGTCCCAGATCAGCGGCACGCCCGAGGCGTGCACCACGTCCAGAATCTGTTTCGTCGGCCGCTTCACGACGATCACGGCGTCGGCCGTGCGCACCTCCGAGACATTCGGCGATACCACGGCGCCGAGCGCCCGGCCTAGCTGCTCCCCCCGGATTTTCCAGCTGCCGCTGGTGCCGCGGCCCGTCACAAGAATGCGCTTCATGCCCGGGTGCATTCAATGCGCATGTCCCGACGCTCCCGCCCGGTCGGGTGATACTGCGTCGGCGCCTCATGAATCCGCACGAACCCGTGATGCTTGAGAAACGCCTTGATGCTCGTCGGCGTCCAGCCCCAGCGATGGCACATGTACGGGTCTTGCGTGCGCGGATCGCCGTAGAGCCCCCACATGCCCAGCTGACCCGGATGCTTGCCCTCATAACCCTCGAGGATGTTCCGGCAGCATTTCTCAAGGTCGGGTAGCTCAAGGATCAGGTTCCCGCCGGGCCGCAACAGCCGGCGCCACTCGCGGATTACCTCTTCGCATTCCCAGCGGTAAAAGTGCTCCCACAGATGGATTGCCATGATGGTTACGGCCGTAGCGTCCCCCAGAGGGACGCTCTTTGCATGCGCGAGAATTTCCGGATCGCGCGGCGCATCCGGATGCCGCTGCACGTCGATGTTCGTCCAGTCATCTAAAACGCGCGGCCCACAACCGATGTGCAGTCTCATTATTCCACCACTAGCAGATGCGCGAATGCTTCCCCGCGCGCGATTTCTTCTAACGTCCATTGCGCCCACGCCAGGCGCCGAAACATCGCAAGCCGGGCCTCGTCGTTACGCAACAGCCCCATGCCAATCGGCAGCGCTGCGCCCGCCCCTATCCACCACGGCGCATTACGCCAGACGGGTATTCCCGCCATCAGCGCAATCAGTGCCGCCCCGCTCGACCACGTTACGACCGCCTTCGCGTTCGCCAGATCCTGCAGCAAGTCAGGCGCCTCGTGCTTGCCCGGATGTGGCCGCACCCGCGCCCCCGGAATCAAGGCCTGCATGCGCGCTTCCCAGCCTCGAGGCGACGCTAGCCCGGGCTCGCCGATACTACGCTGGCCCAGTATGACGATTTCTTTGCCCTCGCGGCGCCAGGACGCCAGCGGCACGCCCCAGCCGTCCCAGCGCTGCGGGCCGCCATTGCGCCACCAACCGGCCCCGCCGTGATGGCCGAGCGCCAGCGCATACCAGTCGCCGCCCCGCCAGCCTTTTCCGAGGTAACCGTTTTCCGCCACGATGACGCGCGCTCCGCACTTCTCGAAACGGGTCGCTTCTTCGTGATACCGTCCGTATCGATTCCAGATGACAAGCAGATCGCGCGGGCTCGGTACGGAGATTTCGGGCACGACCGTATAGCCGCGGGCGTGCAGGCCGGCGCAGAACGCGTCGCGCCGATAGTGCAGGGGTTCCCGAATGCGACACACCGCTCGCCTCAAAGCGCCGCCCAGGCCGTACCGTTCCAGTAGAGCCGCGTCCAGGTAAGCCCGCTCGCGCGTGTGGCCGCCGTGCCGATCGGTAGCGTCGTGAGGTTATCCAGATCCGCTTGAGATATGCCCTGCAGGTTGATGATCTGATACTGCACGTCGCCATGGGCATCGATGCGAAACAGCCGATCGACCGGGAAGGGACCATGCGTTTTGAACGTCGCCGGCAGCTTCGCATGGGCCTGCAGGTAGTGCATCTGGTAGTGCATCTCCCCCACGCCCGCCGCACGTAAAACCCAGCCCTTCGGCAAGGTAAAGGTTTCACTCTGAGTAACGGTCAGGAATCGCATAACGGTTTCCTCTCCCGGGTCGATCTCGGCGCCGGGGCTGTCAAAAGGGGTCGGGCTGTCACTGACATAGGTCTGCTCGAATTCCGGGTCTATCCAGTAGTTCGAATGACCGAACGAATTGACCGGAAACCCGCCGCCCACCGCGTACAGGAACACACCGTTATCGCCGCTCTCGCCGGCGGCCAACGCACGCAACAGACCGGAGTCCACGCCTGCCGATGTGAAGTACCCGTTGTCGAGCGCGAAATGCCCATCGGTCTGCAGGTAGGACGCAACATAGACGGTGTTCGCCTCGATCGGGATCGGCGAAGGGAAAGCCTGGTACTGCCAGCCGGTCGAAGTCTCGCCAGCGAACGTCAGCTCGCCCAGCAGGACGCCCCCGATCGTGTAGAGCCGCCCGATGTGCGCATTCGCAGTCCCTGCGCCCTTGTAGAAGTGCAGGCCGAGAACCTGGCCCTGCCGACTGGCACGAAACTTCAGCCCCAGCTCGAGCCCGGTAAGGGAGTCCGGGTCATCAAACGCCGTCAGTAACGGTACGGGCTCACCCGGCCATATGCGCATGTTCTACCTCGCTCCATTCGGGCACCAAATCCCCCGGAGGAAAACATTCCAACGCGCTACCGGGTGTGCAATTCAAAATTTCGATGCCGCGGGAATCCGCGCAAACTTTCAACGTCTTGAAACGCTCGCGCCAACGGGAAAACGTGTCTTCCGTCGTGTTACGCAAGGGCTCGGGGTGCGGGCCATGATAGTGGCCGCCGCGCATATCGAACCCGAACAGCAGAATGCGCTCGGCCCCCGCCTGCATGGCGACGTGGATTGCCTGATAGCCAGAGTTCCCCCCGGTACGGATGCAGCGCGGGTCGGCATCGAAGCCACAGGTACCCGTATTGCGTAAGCACATCACGGCCGGGAATTCGACGGAAGATTGCGCGGTGACTTTCAGGCCCTTGAACTTCAGGGCCTCTTGCGCGTGATAGCGCCACCATCCCGCATCGGCCGCATAAAGCATGTCGGCCCACGGCGCCAGATGGAAAACGTTATTTGTTACGACGACCGGTAGCTGCGCCCGGCGGACGGCCTCGACGACGTTCGGTGATAGGCTCGAGCCGGACGCCAGTATCGCCACTGTCTGTCCCGGCCACAGCTTCGGCACAGCCCACATCGTCGCCATTTTTCGGCCCCTCGTTTATAACCGGCGCCTCGGGTGCGGGCTCGGGTGTCAATAGCCCTTCGGGCCAGTCCGGCAGAATCTCGATTGCGCCCCGCTTGAGCCAGTGCCGGGCCTGGTCGTCGCGCATCAAATGGACCGACCCTTGTTCATAGGTCGGTCCATTCGGACGCTTGACCGTCCGTGTCTCGAGGAAACGGACGGTTTTCATCAGACGCTTACGATCTCATCGACCGTAGTCGCGTCGTTGTCGGACGCGGGCGAATACTTCGGCCCGAAGCCCTCGAGTACGGCGCATATGGGCGATGTAGCCACAGCAACCGTCACCGTCAGCCGGACGTAGCGGTACTCCGTTCCGGCCAGCGCGTCGGTATTCAGATTGATTTGCGCCTGCTTGTTGTCGTCGCTACCCGCTTTCGTGAGCTGCGTAATGGCCGCCCCGGTGATGTCACCCGTGGTGCCGCCGCTCGAAGTCGTGCCCCCTTCGAGCTTGGCATTAAGGGTCGCGCTCGCGCCCAGCACGCCCGCGAAGATCGTTGCGCGCAGTCGTTCCCAGCGCGAGGCATCGACCCAGCCCGTACTATAGGCCGCCGCGGCAGCGTTGGCCGGATTCACTACGCCCAGGACGGCGGAAACTTCGCTCGGTGTTGCGTTCATGTCGAATTCCTTTCCAGAAAGGTACGAAAGAAGCGGCCCGAAGGCCGCCACTCCCAATTACGCGCGTTCGCCCAGGGCGATGAAGTAGCCACGGGTCGGCTGACCGTCCGGGCGCACGATCGGGCTGTTATACCAAGGCTGCCCGCCGATACGCAGGACGAAACGGAACGCCGTCACGTCGAAATCAAACCACAGGTGTATGGACACGTCCTGACGCACGCCCCCGCCCTTCACGAGCGACAGGTATTGCGACATGTCGGCCAGGATCAGATCGCCGGCATCCCCTAGGGCCGGCATGGCTTCCGAGGTAATCAGCGGACGGCCCAGCAGCGTACCGTAGGGCGCCGCAGAGAGCCCACCGGGCGGCAGATAGACCGGTACGGCCGTACCCGAACCCGGGAAACTCATCTGCATGAGCTGCGCTTCGATGTCCTGATTCGCCAGCCACACAGCGTTCGGCTTGCTCGATGCGGCCATACGGCCCCACATATTCACGATGTTGGCGAATCGCACCGTGTCGGCGGTCTGGCCCGACTCAGGAGACACGGAAATCGTGCCACCGGAATTCAGGATGCCGAGCGGCTGACCGACACCCGTGCCCTTGATGATTGCCTCATTGACCTTGAAATCGATCTTTTCCGGGGCCTTGCGATTCACATAGCCCGCCATCGCCGGGGCGTCTTCCAGCAGTTCGTCGGTCAGCGGCACGAGTGCCACCAGCTTATTCAGCTTGACCGTTTTTTCGGTCAGCGCCGGCTTGCTCTGGCCCTTCTGCCCACCCTCCGATTCCCATGTCGCCTGAATACCACCCGTCGATTGCCAGGGCGTCGTTTCGTCCACCGGCACCGTCATGCTGTTCGACGAACTGGTGTTCACATCGGTACGGGAAAGCAGCGAGGCCTCGCCCATCACCTTTTGCACGATCTGCGTACGGAAATCGGGCGGCACGGCAAACCCACCATCCGCCCCCACGCCCTCTTGACCGAACGAAGTCGGCGCGTTCGCGATCAGACGCGGATCGGGCTGTGCGCCCTTCGCGCTGGCCCGCACCACGGCGTTGAGGTATTCGCCGACGGTACGAAAGCCCCACTTGCCCGCGTCGGTCTGGCGGGGCGAAGCGAACACGGGACGATGCTGGGTACGTGCCGGCGCCGATTGCTGGGCATTCTGCGGGGCCGGATCGCCGGCCGGGTCACCGTTCGCATCGCCCGGCAGTTGATCTGGACTGGTGCGCCGGCCTTGCGGAGCGGCCATGCGTTGCGAGATTTCGTCGAGCTTCGTACGGCGCTCGATGTCGGCCTCGACTTCCTCGAATGCCTGGAAAATCTGTTCGATTTCTCGCGTTTCGTCCTGCGAGAGCGGACGCTTCTCGGCATCGGCACGCGCCTGGATATTCGTAGCGGACTGCTGCAGTTCGACCAGTCGAGCCTGCAGCGCTTCCATCGTCGCGCCGTCGTTGCGGCAGATCAGCAGCATGGACGCGCTCAAGGTTTTCAGCTTCATGATGTCACCCTCATAGATTGTTGTTGCACTCGTTTCGCCATCTGAGCCAGGCGCGCGTCCACGGTAGTCGCCTGATTTCGTAATGACTCCGGCACTTTAGCAAATTTATCGAGCAGCGGAAATTTCGCCTCGAGCTGCACCGCTCCGGTGATCGCCGTGGCGAAACCATGCTGCAGCGCATCCTCGGCATTCATCCAGGTTTCGGCACTCATCATGGCGGATAGCTCATCAGCTTTTCCCCCGGTCCGCACGACGTAGGTATCCACAATGACTTCACGCACCTTGTCGAGCGATTCGGCCGCCTTGCGCATCTCGTCGGCCGTCCCCGCCGACATGCCCCACGGATCATGAATCATCACCATGCCGTTCGAGGCGATATTGCGTTCGTCACCGGCCAGCAGCACTGTGGCCGCGATCGAAGCCGCAATACCATCGACATGCACGACCTTTTTCGCGTTGAAGCGCTGCAGCATGTTGTAAATCGCCAGGCCTTCGAAAACCGAACCGCCCGGCGAATTCAGAAACACGTCAAGCACATCGACGGCGCCGATGGCCTTCAGGGAATCCGCGACGGCCTTCGCTGTAATCCCCCCGAACCAGCTATCGCCGATCGCCTCATAGAGATACATTTCGCCGCGCTTGTCACCTGTCTTTTTCGCGAAAACTCTCAGCATGCCCGTATCCCCTCTATCAGTCGGCGCGCGGCATCGGCCGGCATCATTCCTTCGTTCACCGCTTCCCAGGCCGTCGCAAGGTCGTCGCTCACTTCACGACCGGCGAGCTGTTGGAGCACGGGAACGAACGGTTCGAACTGCGACGCGGCGTAATCCGTAGCCACACGCGCAGCTTTCTCTGTCGGCGTCGGGTCGCCGCGCAGCTCGAACAGGTTGCGCAGGTGGTCGCGCCGGCGCACGCACTTCACCAGCACGGACGCGGCCCAATTGCGGGCGATGTCGGCAGGGGCGATCGGCGGGGGGTTACCGGTGTTCGGTTGCGCGGGCTGTGCCGGCGTGCCGCCGGCAGCGGGGGGCGTAAGGTTCTTTCCGACGTCCTCGAGCGGGATGGCCGCGCCATTCACGATACGCAGGTCGCCGTCCGGACCGATCGTGTTGCGATCGAGGTCGCGCAAGATGTCGTTCGCACTGAAAACGCCCATGGCCCGGCCGATCTGGTAGGCCTCCATGCGCGATTTAAAATCGCCTTGCGAGGCCCACGTCGTGTCGACCACGATCGTGCGGTCACGCTGGGCCGCACCGTAGAACTTGTATTGCGCCTCTTGCTGAATCTCGGTCGCCCAGGGGCGCAACGTGTCGCGCCCGAATTCCAAGCCCTGGTGTTCGATGTTGTTATTCGTCGCGCGCAGCAAGTGCCCGATCTTGTGTGGCGGCACGCGAAACCAGCGGCATATTTCCTCGATCGCCTGGTTACGCGCTTCCACCATCTGCGCATCTTCAGCGTTCGAATCGATCGGCTGATATTTCACGTTCGAATCGAAGATCGCCCACTTGAACGCATTACGTGCGCCCTTGTGCCGCTCGGCCAGTTGTTCCCTCAGCCGGTCATAGGCCGAGTCGTCAAGCTTCTTTTCGTAGGTCAGCACGCCGCCCAACTGCGCCCCATTGCCGAAATACGACGCGGCAAACTGCGACATGGCGATCGACAGCCCGATCGATTCGGCCGCCTTGCCGATCATGTCGTCACCGGCCACGCCCGCAAGTCCCGGCCCGCGAATGTGGAATACGTTCTGTGGGTACAGCGTAATGATTTCGTTGCTGCCGTTCGGCTCGCCAAGTACCTGGTAGTAAAGCAGATTGGTATCCGGGTTGCGACGCAGCGTTACCCGATCGGGAAACAGCGGCCACAAGCCGACGACATTTCCGCCGGCGTCGCGCTCTATCTCGGCGTAGCCGTTACCGTAGGCCAGCGCGGCAATCATCAAGCACTGCTTGGCCGCCTTCGCGGTCATTTCCGGATTCGGCCTGGTGTTGAGCACGTAGCTCAACGCATCGCCGGGCGTCTCTTTCTTTTCGCCGCGTACGACGCGGTAGGGGCACCAGTTCGAGCTGGCAATTGCGCTCGAGACCACATCGATGCAGGCCCAGACCGCCGCCGCCCGAAATGCCGCCTCGTGCGTGACGTTGACCGCCGATACCGTAGGCCGAAACCAGCCGAACAGGGACGCGCGCTGCGGATCGGTACGCGCCGTGCGGATCGCCGAGAAAATACCACGCAGGTTCATGCCCACCTCACGCTCGGTTCGCCTTGAGGTTCGATATCGGCCACGCCGCGCGCCATCGCCATGAACAGCGCCACGGCGCCGTCGATTTTCTGCTCGGGTTTTTCCTTACCGGGGGAATACATGTCCTTCTTGGCGGGTTTTGCGACCACGTTCGACATGCACCATTGCGTGATCGGATTGCCGTCATGGTGAAAACGGCCGTCCTTAAGCGCGGCTAGTACCTCGTCCATGGGCACGGCAAAATTCCAAGGTTTTTGCACAAACTCGATCACCTCGACCGAATCGCCTACTTCCGCACTGACCATCTGCTGCAGATGCCCGGCGTTAAACGGGTCATAAACCAGCTCACCCGCCTGGCATTGCTTGATATCGCTCACGACTTGCTCGCAGATCGTATCATAATCAATTGTTGCGCCATCGGTTTCCACTAGCCACCCATCCCTTACCCAGCGTTCGTACGCCTGTTTGTTTTTCCCCGCATCCCTGACGGTCTGCCCCGGCAGCCAGTAGCGCCCGAAGACGTAGAAGTGTGGCAATCCGCCCAGCATTTCGCGAAACAGAATTTGCTCGGCGCACAGGTCGAGCTTCGAAGCCAGGTCAAGCGACACCCAGCAGTCACAGCGCCGGGCAACGAGTTCATCAATCGTCAGCGCGGAATCGGCCGCTGCCTTCCATTGCGCCAGCGGCATCCAGGCCCGGCCCGCGCCGCACCACTCGTTAAGGTGTTTTGTCCGAAATTTCGTTTGGTGTCCGGCGTTAATCACGGCTTGTCGCTGCTGGGACTCAAGAAATTCGGCGTCCACGGATACGCCGTAGTTCGGGTTCGCTTTCATCAGCACGCCCGGGCTCGCCCAATCGTCGGTATCGTCTATGCCGTACATCAGCGCGAACAGCTGCGGGTCGTCGATCGTGCCCTCGAGCACTTTCTGCGCGAATAGCTCATCGTCATAGCACGGACCGGCCAAGTTGAACCCGGCTGTAGTGATTTTCAGCAGCAACGGCTCGCGCCGTGCGCCCATACCGGTTTGCATCGTATCAACCTGATTCGGCGTGTCGTGCTCGTGATATTCGTCGATTAGCGCGCACGAGGGCGAGCTGCCGTCGCCCGGATTCCCGATGATCGGCTCGAATTTCGACAGCGTGGCCTCGACAATCAGCACGGATACCCGGGCTTCCGCGCCGGCCGCCTCTTGCAGCTCGGGCGTACGGGACAGCATCGCTTTTGCAGGCCCGAAAACTTCCATAGCCTGCTTGCGTGTGGTCGCCCCGGCATAAACTTCGGCGCCCTGCTCGTCGTCGGCCGTCAGCATGTAGAGCCCGATCGCCGCGGCCAGCAGACTTTTCCCGTTTTTCCGGGGGATCTTGATGTACGCCACCCGGAAGCGGCGCCGGTCGTCGCGTTTGCGCACCCAGCCGAAGATGCACGCCAGGATGAAAACCTGCCAGGGCGAAAGCTTGAACAGCTTACGATCCTGTGCCCATTCGCCCTTGACGTGAGGCAGCATCTCGACAAACGTGCAGACCCGTTCGGCCAGCTTGACTGAGAATTTATAGGGGTAATCCGGGTCGGCCGAGGCTTTCAGGTCGTCCAGATGGCGCTTGCACGCCAGCTTGACCCACTTGCAATTCGGAATCTTGCCGGCGACCACATCCCGCGCGTAGGCCTCGGCGATCGGGGCGAAACGAAATTCAGCCGGCGGCGCCTTGCTCATGCCGATTTTTTGCCCAGCAGGCCGCCGAATCCGCCCTCTGGCGCCGTTTTCTGCGGTTTCTTGACCCGTATCCTCGACCGGTCGGCCGGTGTCAGCCCTAGCGAGCCTAGAACGCGGGTCAAGGCGTTGATCCGATCGGTACTCATGGCCGAGCCGAGCAGCCGCATTTCGAGCGCCAGACGGCACATGGCCTCGAACTGCATGACGTCGCCCTGATCGACCGTGCCTTTGATTACCCGGGGCCGCATCTCGCGCCAGATATAAGCCACATCCCACGGCAGGTGTGCCGGAGGCTCGATCTGCAGCGGTTCGATGTCGAGCGGTTCGTCACGTCGCTCCTCTAAACGCTTCGGATTGTGGGCGAATGCACCCGAAAGCTTTAGCACATTCGTCGGTGAGGGCGGCCTTGCCACGTCCTTGATTCCCTTTGTAAATGTCCGCGCAGCATAGCCCGCTCGAGGTCTAGCCCGCAACTGGCACGAGAAACCAAGTGCGACATTTTGTCGCTATAGCACCATTTTGGTACTGATTCCGGGGAAATTCCGGGGACGTATTTTTTGACC